CACCCATGTGGGTGCCTCCGCAGGCTACTTCCTGCCTGTCACATTATGTGTTCCCTGTTAGTACAGCAAGGCATTCGCGATGGCGCGTCTACGTGTGCGTGAATCTGGGTTTCACTTTGCTACGGGTAAGTGGCTCGGTAATCCGATCTCCAAAACCCGTGACTGGTCTTCCCAGCACACATGTAGTGATGCAGTTGGTCCACAATCGGATCATGCCTGCACCATAACGCACAAGGTGTTGGAAGGTGGCCTAGTTGTGGCTCAGATATCCCCTCAAACTTATTATGATGGGATGCCTGCCACTTATAACTGGGGTACCTTCCTTAGCGCTCCTTCTTTAACAATTGGTAACTACGGGACGAGAGTCCTCGCAGGTACCGGACCGCTAACACCTCGAGTCAACCTTCCTCTGTTCATTCTTGAACTGAAGGATCTACCCGCCATGTTAAAACATGCCGGTGATCTCCTTCATGGTTTGAAGAGACCTCATAAGCTCTCTCCAGACAAAGAGGCGGCTGCTGCAACACTTGCCTGGCAGTTCGGCTGGGGCCCGCTTTTGCAGGACCTGGGTAAACTGCTAGACTTTTCAGATGCGGTGCGTAAAACGCAACGCAACCTGAAGAATGCTGCATCAACCCGTGGGTTGAAACGTCGCATCCCTCTTGATAGCGACAATCGTTCCCAACATGGGGACGAGGTCGTATGGTCCGTCTTTGGACTCAATATCAACCAGAAATACTACGGCTACAAGTCTTTCGAGACTTGGGCCACGGTTCGCTGGAAGCTGAGGGATACTAATGGTATCGGACGAGAGCCTACATACAATGAGGCTTTCAAGACTGCGATGGGTTTAAACCCAGGGCAAATACCGATTACCATATGGAAAGCCCTACCTTGGACATGGATGATTGACTGGTTCGCTGACATATCGTCATCGCTCCAGGCGTCTTATAATATCATATATTATAAGCCAACCAACCTGTGCATAATGAGGCATTCCAAGAATGAATGGTTCTACCAACCCTATTATGTCGGCGCTAAGCTTTATTGTACTGAAGCTCACGTCGTACATGAAGAGAAACGTAGAATCATTTCCTTCTTTCCAAATGCTGCACTAACCCTGAAGTTGCCCTTCTTGGACAACTTCAAGCTGTCGATTCTGGGCAGTCTTACTGTCCTCCGCATTCGCGGGCGATAGCAAGACAAACCCAGGAGATGTCTGCAATGTTTGCAGCTACTATTACGCTCACCATCAACGCGGTTGCGAAAATTCTCAACCGTGTTAATCAGGATTCGTACGGCTCGGAGTATCTTTACTCCTCGGCGACCGAATCACTCACGATGAAGGTTCGTCACACGACCGACTCGGTCGATGCTGACGGCATCATCGCGAAACGGCACAATGTCTACGTTGAGTGGACAGTGTTCCCCACGGGCGTTGACGCGATGAAGAAGTTTACTTACACAAGTACGCTTCGTCATGGCAAGTTCAACGATCCGATCGCTTCGGCCGATCTGGCCAAAGCGGTCAACGTGTGGATTGCCGCCGGTACCAACGCCGTTGACTTGGCATCTGGCGTGAACTGACGGCAAGCCGGCAGCATCACTAACTTCCAGGCACCTTGCTTGGACGTTGGTAGATGAGGTTAGCGTGTAGTATCTGATCAAGCATAGTAGATAACAACGTCCAAAGGAGGACCTGTTATGAAAAGCTACTTAGCCTATGCAGACACCATCTATGAGGGCATCTTCCAAGATGCCGCCACACGATGGTTCGACTCGAGGTCTCACCTAATGCAGGATCTTACCTGCCTCCGGAGAGATGTCAACCAGCGAGGGTTAGCGTTCCTTACGCTAACCCTGCCGTCCTTGGGTAAAGTCTTTGATAAGGCTTTATCTCATGGACGCCTCACCTTTTCGGATATTCCGCAAGGAATACGTCGAAAGGCGAACAATATCCTTTTATTTAGGACATTGTTTGACAAGGTGTTTGACGACCTTGGGTGTGTCCGATCAGATGCTGACGTCGACGCCATATTCTACCTACGGCAGTTGTTATACTGCTGTAAGAAAATGCGGCTTGAATGCGACGTCTCGAAAACAAAGGAAGCTCTTAATGAGTTCTTTGCCATCGAACAGCAACTCCCCCAATCCTATCCCAACACGTGGGATAGTGAATCTCCGACATGGGAAGCTCGTGTTGGACACCCCTTATGGGGCGTACAAAGTGAGCCTCTCGACCAACTTTCATTCGATGTTGGTTCTTGTAGGGATTCTACTCCTCTTCCTTGGCATGAGTTTCGGCTATTATGCCGGTACGCATTATCAAGTTTTGGAGAAGTCGATTGGTGGACTCTGAGAGGACGCCATGGCCCTGGTGCTGTATCCGAGACTAAGTCAGATTGGATCTCAAAGTATGAGTTTCCCTTCTGGCCTCGGAAACTGGACCTATTGTTCCCTTATGATTGGTTTGGATCTGGAATCTTAGATTCCGAATTCTGGCCGATCGATAAGGAGCTGCCCTCAAGGCTCATTGTAGTCCCGAAGACCCAAAAGGGCCCTCGGGTTATCTGCTCTGAACCTCTTTCCCACCAATGGATGCAACAGAGCATCCTTAGTTGGATTGAGAGCGGGATATCGCGATCCGTGTTGGGTCGCAGTATCAACTTTAGGGACCAAGAGTTATCTCGACGAGATGCTCTAGCCGCCTCCCTGACTGGAGAAAGATGTACAATTGATTTGTCATCCGCCTCCGATCGCATCAGTACCCGTTTGGTTGAGTATGTCTTCCAGGGTTTCAATATCCTGGATGGCCTACATGCCACGCGGACGCGGATGCTATCGCAAGATCTGACTCCTGATCATCCTAAATGGACGATCCTGAGAAAGTTCAGCACGATGGGATCTGCAGTCACCTTTCCAGTTCAATCCATCATATTTACGCTCCTAACAGTCTGGGCTCTTCGCCTAGCTGAAGGGAAACATGGATATGATGGCCTGGAGGATGACTTCAGTAGAGTCAGAGTTTATGGTGACGATATAATCGCACCATCAACAGCTTTCGAAACCATCAAACTCGTACTTCACGAGTGTGGTCTGAAGGTTAACGAATCCAAGACTTTCAACGAAGGTTTCTTCCGCGAAAGTTGTGGATGCGACGCTTACAAGGGTCACGATGTGACCCCCGCGTACATTCTTCAGCCATATGATGATTCCCCATCCATGATAGCCACGACCGTCCAGGTATCCAACAATTTCCACATTCGTGGACTTTGGCGGACCGCCGAGAAGGAAGTGTCACAGATACCAGAAAAGGAGTATAAACTCCTGTACGTGGCGTCTGTGGTGGATGGAACCTTCGGCCTTACCAGCTTCTCTGGAAGTTCATCACTCCATCTAAAGAAAAGATGGGATGAGAATCTCCAGTGCTGGTACAGTACTGCGCTCCTCATCGACTCTAAGTCGACGAAAGTGCAGGGCGGAGGGTTGTCCGGCCTAACTCAGTACTTTACTGAGGTCCCTAGACCAGATGTTAATTGGTCGTCGGGACAGGTACGGCGTGCTCGCTCAAGGAAGAAGCGGGCACGGGTCTACCTTAACTAGGTAGGAGGGGTCCTGAATTTCAGGCCACTCG